CAAATAATGATGCAACCGTCCCAGGGTGATTTGGCGACCTGGCTGGAAACCAAGTTCAACCCCCTGGTCGATTCTAACGATACGCTGCAAGACCTAATCGCCACACCCAGGGGACGTGAGGGCGTAAATAACCAGCGCATGAAATCCTATCCTGGCGGATTCCTGATGTTTTCCTGGTCGGGATCGCCCAAGACCATGCGCGGACGGTCGGCGCCTTTCATCGTTTGCGACGAAACGGACGGATATGACAAAAGCCAAGAGGGACACCCGGTTTCCCTGCTATGGCAGCGCGCGGCGACGTTCGGAGACCGGCGGAAGCTGCTGGAAATCAGCACCCCAACGATAAAAAACGCCAGCTGGATCGAGGATGCTTATCTGCAAGGCGACCAGCGGCGGTTTCATGTACCATGCCCCAGCTGCGAAACGCGCCAGGAATTGACCTGGTCGAGCGTCATCTGGGACGAAGATCACCCGGAAACGGCGAAATATGCCTGTATTGGCTGCGGTGTTATGTGGTCCGACGGCGAGAGAATCGCGGCGATTCGGCGCGGTGAGTGGCAATCTGGCCAGGAATTTCGCGGTCATGCCAGCTATCATTTGAACGAACTGTATTCGTGTTTCCGAAAATTGGGCGACATTGCTCAATCGTTTCTGGAAAAGAAGCGCAGCGGCGACCTGCAAACGTTCGTGAACGTAAGCCTGGCGGAAACCTGGGAGGAATCCGGCGAGGGCGTCGATCAGGATTTGCTGCAAAATCGGGCGGAGGATTGGGGCGAGAAATGGCCCGAGCAAGTCGTGACGGTGGTCGCGGGGGTCGATGTCCAGGACGATCGCCTGGAGGTGGAACTGGTGGGCGTCGGTCGCGATGAGGAAACCTGGTCGCTGGACTATTTGGTGTTGCCCGGCGACCCCAGTTCGCCCCAGGTTTGGGCGGACCTGGACGCGGTATTGTTTGCCAGCTATGAAACAACCGACGGTCGGGAACTGGGCATTCGCGCGACCTGTATCGATACCGGCGGACACCATACGCAATCGACTTATAGATACATCAAGGGTCGCGAATCGAGGCGCGTGTTCGGAATCAAGGGCGTCGGCGGCGAGGGTCGCCCTCTGGTCGGGCGCCCCAGCAAAAACAACATCGGGAAAGTTCGCCTTTTTCCGGTCGGTTCAGATACGGCGAAAGAACTGGTGCATGGCCGATTGAAGATCACCGACCCCGGTCCTGGATATTGTCACTTCCCAGTTGATCGCGACCCCGAATACTTTTTGCAGCTAACGTCGGAACATTTGGTGACGCGATACGTTCGCGGCCATGCGAAGCGGCAGTGGGTAAAAAAGCGTCGCAGGAATGAAGCCCTGGACGTTCGGTGTTATGCTATGGCGGCATTATATATTTCTGGCATTAATGTCAATATACTAGCGGACAAGGCGGCGGGTTCGCAGTCTGACGGCGACAAGCCAAAACCTGAACGCCAGGCGCGGACAGCTAATCAGCGCAAGCCCGGCGGGTTCGTGAATAACTGGAGGTAGAATGGCCAACCTATTCGACGCGGCATCCGCCCCCGAGGGGGAACCGTCCGAAATCGTCGTCGGCGATTTCATTCAGTGGAAGCGATCCGACCTGGTCGCGGACTATCCAACAAACCTGTTTACTGCGACCTATGTCGCCAGGATTACCGGCGGCGGTAACACTGAAATACAGCTGGTCGGAACATCCAGTAACGGCAGTTATTTATTCACAGCTGATTCGGAGACATCCGCCGATTTTGTTCCGGGGTATTATCACTGGCAGCTTGAAATCCTACGAAACAGCGACGACAACCGGATCGTCGTCGATCGTGGAGCGTTTACTGCAATCGTTGACCTTGATGTCGGTGGCGCCGATCCGCGAAGTCATGCGGAAATTATGCTGACAAAGATCGAGTCGCTGCTGGAAGGAAAGGCAGATTCCGATGTGGCGAACTATTCGATCCAGGGCCGATCCCTGACGAAATTCGGACTCGATGAACTGTTGCAGTGGCGAGACTATTACAAATCCGAAGTGTCCAGGCAGAAGCGCCTGGAGGAAATAAAACTAGGACGACAAACAGCGGCGACCGTGAAAGTGAGGTTCATCTGATGGGAATGTTCGACATATTCCGCCGGAAGCAGAAGCCGACGCAAAAGCGTCGATATGACGGCGCCCAGGGTGGACGATTGTTCGCTGATTTCATGGCGACGCAGCGTTCGGCGGATTCCGAAATTCGCTATTCACTCAAAACCCTGCGCGATCGATGTCGGGATTTGGCGAGAAACAACGAATATGCGCGGCGCTATCTTCATTTGGTGAAAACCAATGTCGTCGGTGAGCGCGGCACGACGTTACAGGTCAAAGCCGTCAACACAGACGGCACCCTGGACACCATCGGCAATCAGCAAATCGAGCGTGAATGGAGTCGCTGGTCGCGGGTAGGGAACTGCACAGTCGACGGGAAAATGTCTTTTGTGGATGCCCAGGCGATGGCGGTGGAATCAATGGCGCGCGATGGCGAAGCCCTGATCCGAATCGTCAACTATCCAGGAAACGAAGATCGGTTCGCCCTGCAATTCCTGGAACCCGACGTGATCGACGAAGAAAAAAACGAACGCGCGGCGAACGGGAACGAAATTCGAATGGGCGTGGAATTGGATCAATACCGGCGCCCGGTCGCGTATCACATGCTGACCGAACACCCTGGGGACTATCAGTTTACCCAATACAGTCGGCGGACCGTTCGCGTCGAAGCCGAAAACATTTTGCATTTGTATCTGCCGGATCGCGCGCAGCAAACCAGGGGCGTTCCCTGGATGTCGACGGCGGTCACATCGTTGAAAATGTTGCATGGTTATCGAGAAGCGGAACTGGTGGCGGCACGAACAGCGGCAAGCAAAATGGGGTTTTTTGTTTCTCGATCTGGCGACGGATTCATCGGCGACGACGTGGAGGATTCGGTCGTCCCAATAACCGATGCTGAACCAGGGTCGTTTTTTCAATTGCCGAAAGACGTCGAATTCCAGCCCTGGGACCCAAGCCACCCGACCAGCGCGTTCGCGGATTTTGAAAAGTCTATTCTGCGCGGTATTGCGTCCGGCCTGGGCGTGAGTTATCACAGCCTGGCGAACGATCTAACGCAGACCAGTTATTCCAGCATACGCCAGGGCAGCATCGAGGACCGCGATTTTTACAAAATGCTGCAATCGTATTTGATCCATCATTTTGTTTTGCCGGTGTATGAACGCTGGCTGGCGAATGCGTTTCTGTTGGGGTCGGTGAATTTGCCGATCGACAAGTTCGACAAGTTCGCCAGCGCGTCGCAGTTCAGACCGCGCGGTTTCCAGTGGGTCGATCCACAGAAAGAAATCAGCGCGCACGTTATTGGATTGCAGAACGGCATGATTTCATTGCAGGACGTCGCCAACATTTACGGGCGCGACATCGAGGAAGTGTTCGCGCAGATTTCACGCGACAAGCAACTGGCGGATCAGTTTGGGCTGAAGATGGCATTTGAACCGTTTGGCGGTGGCCAGTCTCCATATGGACCCGGCAAGATTAACCTGCAAACTGGCGAATCGTTCGAGGAAATGACCGATGGCGACTGACTTCCCCACAGAAGGCGACGACCTGAAAATATCCCTGCGGAATTCTCAATACCCACAATTTGATCGTGGGTTTGCTGAAAACATCAAGGAATTCAACCGCGAAGTGTGGGCGCTGGGTGGGAATGTTCGCGGGAACGAAGCGTTCGCCCTATGGGAGCGCGCCAGGGATGGCGACGAAGCCGGGTCGGTTCTGGACTGGATCAAAGAGCGCGAAGCCTGGGCAGCGCGTCATTTTGAGGATGGCGCCCAATTCGGGGACGGCGACCTGGAACCCAATCGCAGCAATGTCGGCGGAATCGTCGCACAGATGAAATGAAGTCGAAACGGGTTTGGAGAACAAGCGCGACGAACACAACGAGGAAGTCGGCGACGATCCATTGCGTCGCGTGACGATTGGAATGCTGCGGAAAGTAATGGAGCGCGGAATCGGCGCTTACAAAACGAACCCCGGTTCGGTTCGCCCTGGCGTGGGTTCCCCGGAACAGTGGGGATATGCGCGGGTAAACTCTTTTCTATTCGCGCTAAAAAATGATAGATTCCAAGGCGGGAAGCATGACACGGACTTATTCCCCGATGGTCACCCCCTGGCCAGCGACAGCGAGGAAAGAAAAGTGGAAAAACGACACATCAAAGAAATCGTGGAAACGGATGACGAAATCATCATCACGTTCGGCAAGTCTGTCGATCACGAAGCTGAACCCGAACCCGAAATGGAAGAAATGTCGGAAGAACGGTTCAGCAAATCCGAAGTCGTTCATCGGATGGAGCATTCGGAAGTTAAGGAAATGGACGACCGTCGCGTCGAAATGTCTGTTTCTAGCGAAAAGCCGGTCGAACGATCGTTCGGTCGCGAAGTTATTATCCACAGCGAAGAAACGCTGGACCTGGAATTTTTGAGTTCTGGGAACGCGCCCCTGCTGCTGGATCACGACCCCGAGCGTCAAATCGGGGTGATTGAATCCGTAAATCTCGATGACTCGGCCCGGCGACTCCGGGCGACGGTTCGTTTTGGAAAAGGCGCACTGGCCAGCGAGGTTTATCAGGATGTAATCGACGGCATTCGTTCGAACGTGTCGATCGGTTACAAAGTTCGGAAGATGGAAAGGGACAACGATCAGCCTGATCTGTTCCGAGTAATAGATTCCGAAATCATGGAAGTGTCAATCGTAAGCCTACCCGCCGACCCGTCAGTCGGTGTTGGGCGTTCGGTCGAAGTTCCAGACAACGCAACCATTAAATCTATCGAAAAGGAGGTTCCAAAAATGGAACAGCAAATCGATTTGGATCAGGTGCGCGCTGAAGCTGCGGCCGAACGATCCAAGGAAATCAACGAAATCATGGGTCTGGCGGCCAAGCACAATCAGCGCGGTTTTGCTGACGAAGCTATTCGCCAGGGAATGAACCTTGCCCAATTCCGTGGATCATTGTTGGAGAAGATCGCCGACAAGCCCCTGGACGTCGCAGAGGTGGAACTGAGCGCGAAGGAACAGCGGGAATACTCACTGACCAACGCGATCCGAAATGCTGCTGCTGGTCGTTTTGATGGCCTGGAGCGCGAAGTTTCGGAAGAACTCGCCAAGCGATACGGCAAGGAACCGCGTGGTTTCTACGTTCCGAACAACATTTTCAAGCGTGACATCACCACAGCGTCGCCTGCTAACGGTTCAAACCTGGTCCCAACCGACCATTTGGCGGGTGAATTCATCGACGCATTGCGCGCGAACCTGGTCATTTCTGGCCTGGGCGCTCGCATGATGCAGGGATTGACTGGCGATGTCGCCATTCCAGCCCTGAACGCGAAAACGTCTGTTGGATTCGTAGCAGAGAACAACGCGCCCGGCACCGAGGGAGCGCCAACGTTCCGACAGGTGACAATGTCACCGAAAACACTTGTTCAGCACGTCGACATCGGTCGCAAGCTGATGATGCAGAGCGACCCCAGCGTCGAGCAAATCATCCGCGACGACATGACCCGTCAATTTGCTAGCAAGATCGACGACGTGGCCATCGAGGGCGGCGGTTCAAACGAACCGACTGGCATCCTCGGAACCAACGGCATCGGCAGCGTAGCCCAGGGAACTAACGGTGGCGCGATCACATTCGCATCACTGGTTGACTTGGAGCGCGAAGTCGCCATCGACAACGCACTGGCTGGAAACCTGGCATACCTGACGAACCCCAAGGTCGTCGCGGCTATGCGTCAGACTCCGCGCCAAACAAGCGGTGTTGA